ATAGACCTCATAGCCGAGCTTCACCGCTGTGAGCGTGAGCTACTACAGATGCTACGCCTAGCACATGAGGTGAATCCCTCTGGTACCAGTAGCAGCGATGTTGAACGCATAAGATTGCAGACTGCTAGGGAGACGGCTCGCCTAATGAAGGCATATCCTGGCCTCGGCGTTGACGAGGCTGCTAAGGAGGTGGCTCGCCGTGCTCAATAGGGGAGGAGGGGATTACACATATGCCCAGATCACTGAGAGTTTTGAGGTATATCGCACCTCGTGTGGTCTTAGGGAATCTGACCTGACCACAGCGCTAGACCGTGTGGTAAGCGTTGATTCATTATACAGTCCAACGGACTGTGTGGTCATTAGCACACCCCCTCAAGAGGGAAAGACTACCTACCTGATCTATTACATAGCATGGTTACTGATCCGTGATCCACAGATGAGTGTGGTCTACGCATCCTACAATCAGGAGAGGGCGAATTCGGTCAGTCGGCAGATTCGTATGCTGGTAGAGCAGTGGACTCCTTTGCAGTATGGGTCGGCGTCGGTGCGTCGGTGGCAGACTGACCGTGGTGGTGGCCTGCTAGCAGCGGGTCGTAGCAGTGCTGTGACGGGATTCAGCTGTGACCTACTCGTGGTTGATGACCCTATCAAGGACATGCAAGAGGCTCAATCCTCGCTCATTCGTTCTACCATAGTAGAGCACTTTGATAGCGTGCTGTTGACTCGTATGTCGGCTCTGAGTCACATAATCATCGTAGCTACCAGATGGCATAAGGACGATTTGATTGCTCATGCCATAAAGACTCTTGACGCTCGCTATGTCAACATCCCAGCTCAGGCTGTGGCTGCCGATGACGTGCTAGGTAGGGAGCCTGGAGAGTGGTTGGAGTCGGTACAGAATCGTAGTGTAGAGGGATGGGAGCGCATCCGCAGTGCTGTAGGTGCGTATGTGTGGTCTGCGCTATACCAGGGCACTCCAGTGGCTGTGGGGTCTAGCTACATCAATGTAGACCAGATAGATGTGATCCCATGGAACAGTGTGGTCTACCAGGACTCGCATGGGTTCCTCTCTACACTGGATAGGGCCTTGGTCATTCAGTCGTGGGATCTGGCATTCAGTAATCGTGGAGACTATGTGGCTGGTCAGGTATGGGCACTGATCGGTACCAACTGGATTCTACTAGACCGTGTACACGAGCGGTTGACCTTCACACAGACTGTCAGTCGCGTCCAGCAGATGGCTGCTAGGTGGCCACAGACTAGCCGTATCTACGTAGAGCAAGCCGCCAACGGATCTGCTCTGATAGACACTCTTAGACAGCACGCTACCATCACTCCGGTGGTGCCTAGAGGGAGCAAGGAGTCTAGGGCTCTGGCTGTGCAGCCCTTGATCGATAGCGGATTAGTGAAGGTGGTAGACGCTGCTTGGGATCCAGAGCTCTTCCAGGAGTGGAGGGACTTCCCCTATGCTCAGCATGATGACCAGGTTGACGCTCTCACTCAAGCCCTTAGCCAGACCCGTACCGACTATTATACTCTAGGAGGGTAACCCTCATGACAGATCTTAAATCGTACTTGCTGGAGCATCACACACCCACATATATGGCTTACTACCGAGGACGTATGAGCTATCGCTTTCACGGTGATGCATGGCGACATTACGTTCAGCAGCACTATCAAGACCTAGCAGCTGGATTCACCAGTGAGAATATCTTCAAGGACGTTATTGATGCCTATGCAGAGAATTTAATCCCTGTGGTGCCCGTACTCTCCTCGTTTAGGGATGCAGCTATCCCGCTGCTTATCCGTGGGGAGGCCTTAGCCATATTAACTAGCGATGGCTCCCTCACCTTCCCTGAGAGATTTGAGGTCGTCTCTGATGGAAATTACCACATGGCTATGGTAATGACTCGGTCCCTACGTGAGGGGGAGGATTATCTTACGTTCATCGATAGCGATGGTAATGCTGAGCTGTACTCTATGCCCACTCCAGATGACTTATCTACCTCCAGGGAGGGATATACTCTAGTAGAACAGACTACAGGGCATCAGCTCTACCGCTTTGCCATGGATACCCTTGGTATGGGGGATAGCTTAGCTAGCCTGCAAGACCGCATCAACCACAGCATTATTGACCAGACAGTAGTGGCAGAGATGTATGCTCGTCCCTTCTGGTATCTGCTGAATTATCAGTCCACACCACAGAATCCGTACCTAGCTCCGGAGCTGCAACCTCCACATCAGCCACTGGTGGAGCAGGCTACTCAGTCTGGGGGTGGACGGGTGTTTGCTACTAGCTCACAGGGACCGTTTGGTCAGCTAGAGCCCCCCACCATTGGCGATATGGTCAACTACCACGATAGCCTCATCCGTAAAGTCACTCAGACCTCAGGAATTCCGGAATTCTACTTCAACCCGTCAGGTGGCTCTACGGTGAGTGGACGGGCTTTGATGATCCTCAGCAAGCGATTTAATAACCGCATCTCACGGATCCGGGAATCTATTGAGCCAGAGTTGCTCCGGATGCTAAGGGATATGGGAGTCTATGCTGATGATGCTGACGCTCCACACCTGTGGTCAGTGGATACTGACGTCACTCAGGGAGCTATTGATGAGCATGGCTTGGCACTCACTCAGATGGGCTTCCCTAAGCGCTATGTGGCTGAGGTAGTGGCGCCGGGAGTCAACCTGGATGATTATGCTGATGATGGCTATCCCGGTGGACCCAGCGTGGCCACCGTGGAAGGAGCCTAGCCATGGCCACAGTACCTACGGGACGTATGGAGGCTGAGCTAGAGGCGTACTATCATCGGTGGGTGATGGGGCTTGCCTCTGTGTCGCAGAGTGACCTCCCTGCCTATGTAAGGGAGTTCCAGCGTGGTAGCGAGCTCATCATCCATCAGCATGGTGGGGAAGCTGTACGTGCTGGTACGCTAGCAGGCTTCCCCCCACCGCGGGAGGTACCCCTCAGCCTACATGCAGACCACATCTACAATGCCATGGAGCTAGCTGCTATCCGTGCGGGGATTGGTCAGGGCTTGAATGCTAGATCAATCGCTAAGCATATGTTTGATGCTGGTATGGATGCCGAGTTCTACAAGTTAGAGCGTCTAGCTCGTACCGAGGTAGTCTCTGCATATTGGGCTCACCAGTGGGACCAAGCATCCGGTCTGGACTTGGTGATGGTGTGGTCAGCAGAGTCTGGCAAGCGTACGTGTCCGTGGTGCCTAGCCAAAGATGGTGTGGTCGTAAAAGATAAGTCCATTAGGGATCATCCTAATGGTCGTTGTACCCTACGCCCCACCTTGCCTTCTGATGTCCCTATTCGTAGCACAGCGGGGCATAATCCACGCTTCACACGGAACCATAAACCAGGGGGATATGCTCTACCTACAGATAAAGCCCTGAATCAAGCCCTACGTGGCGGGCTGGACCGTGCTCTAGTGCAGTCCCGCGCTGTGGCTGGAGCGGTAGGCGGTATGGTCTCCCAGGGCTGGACTAGTGGCGAGGCTGCTAGGTATCTACGCACATTCCCGGGGATGGGGTCCCCAATCTCCAGGGAGGATTATTCTTTGCTTCTCCGTGCTCTGGAGTCTTACGCTCAAGACCTATATGATGGTCTGAGCCCTGATGACGTCCCCGATGAGCTCTACCATGGGGGTGACCCTAGCCCTATAGGCATCAGCAGCTGGACTACTAGCCCTACCACAGCGGGGCTATATGCAGCGCGTAATGGCGGTAGGGTGTGGCGTGCTACCACACCAGTGGGGTTGCATGCATATCCACTACGGGGGGCGAATCCCACTCAGCAGGAGTATGTGGTGCTAGGTATGCCCCGTAGGGTGGATTCTACAGGTACTCAGGTGGAGGCCATGCTAGATGCCCCTACCGAGTTACTGCTAGTAGAGCATGCCATAATGTCCCGGCGGAGGCCTCCATAATCCTATGACCATACCGTTTGCTGAATATTTGCGCACAACCCACTTATATGCTATACTAATGGAAAGGACCCGAGATGGGCACCACAGAATCTAATCCCACATCTGCAGCTGAGCAAGCTGCATCCACAGCTGAGGGCACTACGACCCCCACTAACACCGCAGAGACCGAGAAGGTCACTGAGTCTAAAACTGAAGCTCACACATCTTCTAAGGAAGAGCCCACTTTCAATAAGGAAGGCCTGTTAGCTGACCTCTACAAGGAGCGTAGCCTCCGTAGGCAACTACGGGACAAGTGTGCAGCTCTAGAGACTGAGCTCTCCTCTCTCACTGAGACTAAGTCCACTCTAGAGGCCACACAGCATCGGTACGATCGGCTAGAGCAATTTCTACTACAGTGTGGTGGTGACGTGTCTAAGATTCTGGATAGTCGCACCTTTACACAGAAGCTCTTTGAGAGTGACATTTCTGTGGAAGATCTTGTCAGTGAGTGGAAGAAGCATAATCCTACTAAGACCTCTAGCGCTCTGGGTGGATCGGGCTCTGCTGAGGCTAAGCCCACTTTCAATGAGATTCTCCGAGCAGCTAGCAAAACCTAAGGAAGTGAGCCCTAATAATGGCTAGCATTTCTCGCGCGGATGCGCTAGCGCTCCTCGCACGACAAGACGTTAATGAAATTATCAAACCCGCTACTGAGAAGTCCGCTGCTCTTAGTGCATTCCGTAAGATTACCATGACAGCAGGCACTGCTCGTATGCCCGTTCTAAGCGCAATCCCTACAGCGGGTTGGGTCAAAGATTCCGCTACCGATCCTGATGGAGCCAAGCCTACTACAGGCCTCCGCTGGGAGGACAAAGAGCTCGTCGCTGAAGAGGTGGCATGCATTGTCCCCATCCCGGAGAATGTCCTGGACGATTCCCGGTTTGACATCTGGGCAGAGGTGCGTCCCTTGGTAGCTACGGAATTCGCTCGTGTGCTGGATGCTGCTGTACTATTCGGCACCAATAAGCCGGCTACATGGACCTCCCCTGCACTAGTACCGGGAGCCGTTGCAGCTGGTAATGTGATCACGGAATCTGACGATGGAGACCTAGCTGATGACTTCAACTCTGCATTCGCCTATGTAGAGAACGATGATTTTGATGTGAATGCGGCTTTTACTGGTCGCTTCCTCCGGGCGGAGCTCCGTGGTCTGCGAGATAAGAATGGTCAGCCCATCTACCTGGATTCTTTGCGCTCCGATGGAGTGACCTCCATGGTTTACGGTCAGGACTTGTACTACGTAGGCAACCGCGTGTGGGATAAAGCCGCTGCTACAGCCCTTGTAGGTGATGCCAACGCAGCCGTGTTGGGCATTCGGCAGGATATGCAAGTAAAGCTGCTAGACCAAGCCACCGTTGGTGGCATCAACTTGGCAGAGCGCGACATGGTGGCTCTGCGATTCAAGTTCCGTGTAGGCTTTGCCGTAGCATTCTCTGCTCCGGGAGCTAAGAATCCGACCAAGACATTCCCGTTTGCTATCATTAAGCCGGGTGCTGATGGCATCCCGGGTAAGGGCATTGGTAAGGACAATTAATCAGCATGCCTACGCTAGATGATGTACTCGCCCTGATCCCTGGAGGTGATGTAGTCTCCCAGGCTATGAGGGAGTCTGCTCTGGCAAAGAGCTTGATTCCGGACAGCTCTGGTCACCTCCCAGGGGAGCAGGGGTACACCCCCACACATGATGCATTCTATGCAGCCCTCACCCTGCTAGGTGTGGTCCGTGCCCAACCTGCTGTGACCACAGCATCTAGCGAGTCTACTAGCATTAGTACCACCACACCAGACTGGCCCTCTTTGGAGGCCTGGTTGCGTAGCCAGAGTGTGGTCTGCCGTAGCCAAGATGCGCTAACCACCATCCCTATCACCTATGCTGATTACATCACTAAAGTCTATATGGAAGGAGAATCCTACCGTGGATATGACGCAGATTACTCCTAGGGCATCTGCCTTGATGACGGATACTCTCCTGGTAGACCGTGCTGATGCCTATAAGTTGCAACCGCCTGCGGTGGTGGGCTATGCTAGCAGGCGTGCTCGGGAGCTGGTGAGCCGGGAGATTAAATGCCTAGTGCAGGCTACTAGTACTGATGTAGTAGACGGCTTAGGCGATATTGCCTACAGCGTCAAGGTCCCTACGGGTACAGGCTTGAGCCCTGGTATGCTGCTGGTGATTACTCAGTGTACTAGGGAGCCTAGCCTGGTAGGTGTGGAGCTGATGGTTGATAGCATTAGTGAAGATGGACTATCCATCATCCGCAAATGCATAGCTCATGCCTATTCTACGGTAGACCACCAAGGAGTGTGACGCTATGGATATGGGAGAGCTCGCCGGGAAGTTTGCTAAGGCCGCTGGACGTGTGGATGCTAAGTCTGCTCAGCAAGTAGCCCGATTTGCTCAGGTGGGTGTGGGGTACGTCAAGCGTGCTATCCAAGACTTCCACGCTGTAGACACCGGAACCATGCTCAACTCCACCACGGCGGAGAAGGTAGGTGAGGCCACATACCTCATTGGCCCTACTGTGAAGTACGC